CTCGTTTAAGTTTGGAATTATCTACTGAGATACGTGATTTAAGTAGTGAGACTAGTAGTGATATTACAGATCTTTCAAACTATACTTCAAGTGAATTATCAATGGAAAAATCAATTATTAGCGCTGAATTATCTACTGAAATATTTAGTTTGAGGAATGAAAAAAATACCAATATTCAAGATCTTTCTAGCTATACATCTAGTGAACTTAATCGTGAAATTAGCACAGAAAGAAGCACCGTTGTAAGAGACTTATCTGATATGAGTGGAGATATACATCATATTATCGATGATTTAATAGGTAATGCTCCTTATTATTTAGATACATTAGAAGAAATAGCATTTACATTAGGAGATATTACGGAACCTAGTGGTGGAAGTTTACATACTATTATTCAAAAAATATATAGTGTATCACAAGATATTTATGATTTATCACAGACAGTAGCTGGTGTTGATTCGGATTATCGTAATTTAAATGGTAAATTAACGGTTAATACATTTTCTGCTAATGAACCATTAGAAACAACTGGATTAAATATAATTAATGGTGACATATCATTAAATCGGACATTATTAATGTATAACAAAGACAATATAATAATTGGTAACGCGTCTACAGGAGATACTATTAAAGACTTAAATGGGAACTATTCTAGTAAACCACTAGGTAATATCATAATTGGTTCATCAGCAGATATATCAAATTCATCTATCAACTATGCTACAGGTATAGGGTTTGGAATTGATTTAAGTGGAACAGGTTCTACAGCATTAGGATATTTAGCCAAAACAGACGGTATTAATTCTACTGCTATAGGATATAATAGTAAAGCATTAGGAAATAATGTAATTCAATTAGGAAATTCAAGTGTAGAATACGTAAATACAAACGGTGTTGTTACGATGAGTTCAGATGAACGATTAAAAGATAATATTCACACCATACCTTTTGCTTTAGAAAAAGTAAACGCTCTAAGAGGTGTTACATATACACGAAAAGATTTACCAAATAAAGATAAAGTTTATATGGGACTTATCGCTCAAGAAACAGAAAAAATTATTCCGGAAGTAATCAATAATAATGGGGAATATAAGTCTATTATGTACAATAACATTATCGGTGTTTTAGTAGAAGCAGTAAAAGATTTAGACTTTAATCATAAACAATTAGATGGAAAACATAATAATCTAGAAAGGGAGATAACAAAGATAAAAACAGTTATTCGTAATAAATTATTAAAGTTAAATCGTATAAAAAATTTAGTAGATGTAAAAGACGATAAAAAAACAAAATAATAGTTTAATTTATTTATTAAAAATAAATTAAATAATTAATATATATATTAATGGCTTTTACACGATATAATTATGATGAATGTAGAACACAAAAATTTTTACAGCAGTCTACTGATCCTGGGAGATATGTATTAAATACACCTGGATGGGGAAATAAACCATTGCTATTTAATGATCCACAAATAAGACATATGGGATGGAGTGCCAATTTACAGAGTGTATCCAATGGACACCCTATAGATATTGAAAGTCAATTGAAAAATGTAGATAAAAAATTACAGCGATATGGAAGACATTATAAAGTAGCAAAATCTTTAAAGACAACACCATTGCCAGTATCTACAAATAGTAAACCTATAACATTTCAAAGTAGAGTAACACATCCCGGATTTCTATACAGAGACTTACAACAAGATCATAGTATTCCATTACATTTAAATCCACAAGAAAACGTTTGTTTAACATTTCAAAACAATCTCAATACAAGAATTTTGGAAAAAGATAGTCATGTTCCTATTATTCCATGTACAAATTTAATACAATAGTATTTAATAAATTATAATTTATTAAATTATCATTTATTTTAATTATACCAAATAAACTATAAAGAAAATATTATAATTTATATATAGTATAATGGCAGAAATTGCAATTCCAATGGCCGCTTTAGGTATAATGTATATTTTATCAAATGAGAAAAAGGATGAAGGATTTAGCGGTATTTCGCCGTCTGATGGTAATAGAGAAGGTTTAGTAAATACAAACATCCCTCCAAGAAATTATCCCGTAGAAAATAAAGAAGGGAGAGATGATAGATATACTACTCAAAGATATAGCGGATTAAATAAAAATACAAATAAAACAAGTGAATCAGCAGAAGTTAGAAGTGAAACGGAAGATTATAATAATACATATACATCTTTAACTGGAGAAACTAAAAATTATTTCGATTTCGAACATAATAATATGAAACCATTCTTTGGTTCGAATGTCACACAAACGACTGATTCAAAATCTAGGGACGGGATATTAGATTTATATACTGGTTCTGGTAGTCAACAAATTCAAAAAAAGGCAAATGCTCCTTTCTTTAAACCGCAAAAAAATATGCAATGGATTAATGGAATGCCTTCTACATCTGATTTTATGCAAGAAAGAATGAGGGGTAATGTTAGTTCAAAAATGAACAATGCTAAACCATGGGAAGAAATACAAGTTGGACCTGGATTAAATAAAGGATTTAGTAGCGAAGGAACTGGTGGTTTTAATTCAGGAATGCAGGAGCGTGATACTTGGAAGCCAAAAACAGTTGACGAATTACGTGTAGCAAATAATCCTAAGAAAACGTTTAAAGGTCAAATGCTAGGAAAACATGTTGGACGTAGAGGACCACGTGGAAATTTAGGTAAAATGGAACAACATAAACCAGATACTTTTTTTATCAACAATCCAGACCGATATTTTACAACAACAGGTGTTGAAAAAAGAGGAAAAGCCCCTATCACTCATATATTTAAACCTGAAAATAGAACTTCAACTACTAGAGAATATTTTGGAGGTGGTGATACTACCAATGCTAATGGTATTTATCAATCTGGAAAATATAAAAAATCAACAAAGGTTCATTTAGATAGTTTAAATGTTGGTGGTGCTTCGCGTGCTCATGGATGGAAAGAAAATCATGGAAATTATGGTAAATCTGGATATAAATCACTTCCAAATTCACGATCATTAACTGGTGAAACTAAAAATATGGGAATAGTAGAACGTGGATTGTATGCTATGGTAACTCCAATTTTAGATGTTATCAAACCTACATTAAAAGAAAATGTAGTTCATCATAAACGTCCAACGGGTAACGCATCAGGAGGTAAAAACGGCGTTTCCAATTCTCGTGTATGGAATCCGTCTGATGTTACAAGAACTACTATTCGTGAACAAACAGAAAATACAGAATACACCAAACATGGTGGAACCGCTTTTGATGCCGCTTATTCAAATACAGAACATCAAGCAATAGGACAACAAAGAGATACTACTAATTGTCAATATATTGGTAATAGTAGTGCTGCTAATTCACAAAATAAAGGACAAGTATATAACACTGCTTATAATGCTTCATTAAATCCAAATAAAGAAATTGTTTCCAAGGTAGATAGATTTCAAGCAGGAAATCAACCTATTTTTGATGGAAATCAAAATGTAAGTAATCTAAGAAATAGAAATACAAATCCTGCACAAATTATTCCAAATATGCCCAAAAGTACAAGTAGTATTGAAACTTATGGAACATTAAGTGGTAAAAATACTAGAGAAGTAAATCAATCAAGAAGATATGATCCTAGTCTATTAAATGCTTTCAATAGCAATCCTTATTCAAAATCATTAAGTAGTGTAGCTTAATTACAATAGATAATACATTATTAATATAAACATAATGTATTATATTTCAATAACAATGAGTGATTTATTTTATGAAAACTCAATAAATTACAATTTTAAAAGCAATAGTATAGACATAAATGTTGTTCATAAAGAAATAATAAAAAAATTAGATTATTTTATTGATAATAATAAAATACCTCATATTGTATTTCATGGTCCATATGGAACAGGAAAACGAACGATATTAAATTATTTTATGAATCAAATTTATAGTAATAATCCAAAATATATAAAAGATTTTGTAATGTATGTAGATTGTGCACATGGTAAAGGAATCCGTTTTTTTAGAGACGAACTTAAATTTTTTGCAAAAACAAATATCCAACATAAAAATAACATAATGTTTAAATCAATCATTTTATTTAATGCTGATAAACTAACTACAGACGCCCAATCCGCTTTAAGGAGATGTATAGAACGTTTTAGTCATAATACACGATTTTTTATTATTGCTGAAAACCAAAAATTATTATTAAATCCAATATTATCCCGATTTTGTAGTATTTATATACCAACACCAAAGGTAAATAATGAGTATATAAATTTGTACAATATTTTATTTGATACTTATAATAACAAAGATTATATTAAAAAGGAAGCAACGCTTAAAAAATATTTAAAAGATGATACAAAATACAATTCATTAAGTACATCTATTAAAACAGCATCTTTATTATATAATAAAGGTTACAGTTGTTTAGACTTAATGAATTATATATCGAAAAATAAAATCAATGATTTAGCATTATTATATTTTGATAAAATTAGAAAACAAATAAGAAATGAAAAATTACTAATTTTTTACATATTATATTTTGTTTTTATGCGGAAAAATGTAGATTTAGAAAATATTTTATAATTTCAAATGGATGATTATAATATTAATGTATTATCTGAAGCTAAAAACGAATACTCTTGTAGATTATTGAGTATTTTAACTCCCGTTGTAATTGATGGAGTAAAATCTATATTTAATGACGCAGAACGTTTATGTATAGAAAATGATGAGGATGACAAATATCTAATGACTTTTCAAAATTTTTTATCTCGTGTTCCAAAATGGAATGATAATATTATTGAATCTGAATGTTCTCGCATTATAAGTGTTAGTGGTTGTAACTATTTGGAAGACCTATTGACATGTGTTCATATTGCACAGCTTAAAATATTAACAAGTGTAAGGGTTTCACAAAAACAAAAAAAAATAGATCTTGATATTCCAAAACTTTCTGCTTTTATCCATCAAGTTTACTGTGTATTTGCTAGAAAATTATACAAAAATGTTTATCTGTTTGAAAAAATAATTACACCATTACAATATCAAAAAAATATGCGCGAATGTGAGATATTATGTAAAGAAAGTATTTTAGAGGTAATCAGAAATAGTATACCAGTTGAAAAAATATTGAGGTCTTATATTGATGAAACAGTTGACGAAGAAGTAGTTCAAGAAATTGTAGAAAAAGAAATTGAAAAGGAGGTTGAGAAAGAAGATACGAATAATTCTTTAGAAAAAGAAGAGAAAAAAGAAGAAGAATTTAGTAAAACACCTATTTTAAAACTGGAAAAAAATACCGAAGAATTACAATTGGAAACAGAAACGGATAAAACAAATGAAGATGAGGTTAAAAAAATTAATAACAATATAGATAATGATGAAGAATTAAAGGATGATATTCGTGATGTAGGAATATCATTTAATGATGTAGATAGTGTCTTAGATATGGGGACAAATATGGAAGAAAGTGTTAACGCACCAAAAACGATTGAACGTCTTGAACAAATTAGTGAAATTAATAATCAACGAAGAAAAGAAGAAGAAGAAGAAGATGATGATGAAGATAATTTAGAAATTTTTGATGATAACAATATTAATTTAGATATAAGCGATGTTCATGATTTATCTAAAGAATTAAGAGTTGAAGCACCTCCGTTATTAGATGACATTGAAGTTTTAAAATAAATACAATTGCGTAAAATAATAAATAAAAACATAACTAAAAATATTAAATGGAACAGTCTATATTCATTACGGCTGGTATAGTATCTTTCGTATATTTAGTTATAAAATATCTAGAAATGAAATTTATATTGAAAGAAGTAAAGCCTATGAAACTATTAATGAGAGACACGATTATTGTTTATTTATCAGTAGTTTCTGGTAGTTTTATAATTGACCAATTTAGTGGAGCAAGCACAATTATGAAGAAAGCACCTGAAATTTTTACAAACGAACCTGCTTTTTAATAATTCATATAATTATCTTCAACATATATCGTAATAGCAGATATACTTGATATGTAAATTATATAACCAATAACTATAAATGGATAAAATATCATTTTTAATACATTATGATATTTTATTTTAAATTTAATCAATTTATACATAACATGGTATATCATCTATGTTAATTACATTCTTTAATTTTCGTTTTTGAATCTTTTTTTTACTTATTTTAAATACATCAAATATAGAATTGTTAATTTCATTATGAGGTTCGCAATGATGAACTGTTCTAGCAATCATTTTATATAATTTAAAATCCGGATACCTTTCATGTCCATTTTTTTTATATAATATATTTTGATTTTTGTCATCACGAGTCCATTTGATAATTAATTTTATTATTTCATTATCAACTGTATGTTCTTCTTTAAAATCATCTATAAAATAGTCATATAACGAACAGCCTAATCTACATAAATCAAAACTTTTATTAGGCAATATTTCTGGTTTATTATAGTTTCTATAAGGTTCAAAATTATATTGATTTGCTGCGTCTTCTTTAAAATTATAACTATCACAACATAATTGTTTTCCCTTAAATTTATAAATTGCTCTACCAAAATCAATTATTTTAAATATTTTGCCAAATGTAGGTATTTTGTAATATTTACCATCATATTTTACATAAATAAATTTTTTCTCTGTTTTAACATACATTATATTGTTTGTATGTAAGTCATTATGTGTAAAATCAAAACATTTTTGATACGTTATTAAAATGAATAATACTTGTATAAAACATGATTTCCATTCCAAATCAGTCATTTCATTGTTTTCTATAAAATTATCCAATGTTTCATACATATGTTCCATACATATAATTTGCACTGGAAAATTATAAATTACACAGTTTACATCATCGTCTATTGAACTAGAATATTCAGATATATCGCTATTGGAACAACTAATAATTGAATTGTCACTATTTTCAGTTTCTTCTTCATCACTATCTTCTATTAATTCACTGTCATTATCTTGATCACTATCACTTTCATCTGTTTCGCTATCTGTTAGTGCTTCTGACATAATAGAAGTTGTTTCTGTATTACTTGATAAATCACTATCACTTCTTTTTTTATTTTTTATTTTTTCATATACCAAGTTATCACTTAAGTCAATATCATTTAACGTATTTAATTTTTCCAAATTTTCAATCGTTAATTCAAATACATTATCAAATGAATCATTATCTATGTCATCTATTTTTAATCTTTCATTACTATCTTCCATAATAATTTTTTCACGGTATTTACGAGTATCATCATCTAATAAAGAACTATCAAAATTATCTAATTTAAATATTATATCTTTATTTTTATGAAAATATTCGGATTGATGTAAATAATCCAAATCATCATATACATTGACATTAAATTCTTTTTTTATACCTAAAAATGAACCATAATAATCATTGCCAAATATAAAATTATGATTGTTTAGTAACTTACTACTTAAAAAACTAAAAAAACCATCTACATAAGATGTATTATTCGAATCATAAATTTTTTTTAAATGATTATCTTTTTTAGAATATTGTTTTTCAATGGTTGGGTTTAAATTTGAATCTTTAGTTAGATTCTTATATTTCCCTGTTAGGAATTTCAATGGATTTAATAGTGGTGAAAATTTAAAAAAAGATATTTTATTTAATGATTCTTTTTTTTCATTTTCAATATTTATTAAAAAAAAATTTGATTCATGTGTATCTTCTATCGTTGAGATTGAATATTTACTATTTAAATTAATTAATTTGTAATTATTCTTACTTAATTCAAAAAATTCAGAATATATTGGTATATAATTTTGAACTTTTGAAAACCCGTTGTCTTCTAATTGACTAAATAATATATTATTGTTATTTTTCTTGTAATACAAAGAAAACATACGATTTAATGATAATATAATTTTTACATTTAAACCAATACTTTAGTAATAGATTAATAAATAATAATTAATTAATTTAATAAATAATAATTAATTAATTTAATAAATAATAATTATTTTAATTAATTTAATAAATAATAATTATTCAAATTAATATTAATCCTATTCGTTTTACTTTATTAATTAATTTAACAATGATTTATATATGAATTTAGAGTTAAAAAAGTTTAATATGAAAAATATAAAGTTTAATTTGGATGATTCGAATGGTCCAGTAATTGTATTAATAGGAAGACGTGATACTGGAAAAAGTTTTTTAGTAAAAGATATGTTGTATCATCATCAAGATATTCCTATTGGTACAGTAATATCAGGAACAGAAGCAGGTAACGGGTTTTATGGTAAATTGGTACCTAAACTTTTTATTCACGATGAATACAATACAGCAATTATTGAAAATATTTTAAAAAGACAAAAAATAGTGATAAAACAAATTAAAAAGGAACGAAATGCGTATGGTAAATCGAGTATTGATCCTAGAGCATTTGTTATATTAGATGATTGTTTGTATGATAATACATGGGCTAGAGATAAATTAATGAGGTTATTATTTATGAATGGTAGACATTGGAAAATAATGTTAGTCATCACAATGCAGTATCCATTAGGCGTTCCGCCTAATTTAAGAACAAATATAGACTATACGTTTATTTTAAGAGAACCATATATTAATAATCGTAAACGAATATATGAAAACTTTGCTGGTATGTTTACAACTTTTGAAAGTTTTTGTCAAGTAATGGACCAATGTACGGAAAACTATGAATGTTTGGTTATAGCAAATAATGCCAAATCAAATCGTTTAGAAGACCAAATATTTTGGTATAAGGCATCCGCTCATAATGATTTTAAATTAGGAGCAAAAGAGTTTTGGGAAATGTCTAAGGGACTAGGTTCTGATGATGAAGAAGAACAATATGACCCTAATGCTGTTCGAAAAAATAAAGGTCCGCGAATAAATGTAAAGAAAAACAGATGGTAATTCATTCATAAAATTATAGAAAATATAAAATTTTCTATAATTTTATTATTATTTTTATTATGATTTTATCATCATTATTATAACCAGAGTTAATCTTTCTTTTTACGAACAATATTATCACCTTCAAACAACGTCTTTTTAATATTATCTGAACTTTGGTCATCCAATTCTTTCAAATCATTTTCCATGGTATTATTTACACCCACCAAGTTCCCTTGATTATCTAGTCGCTGTGTTAATTTATTACCACTTTCTCTAGCCAACTTAACGTTTTCTTCAATTGCCTTTCTTTTTGTTTCTTGAATACGTTTCTCAAATTCTTGTTTTGCCTTTGCTTCATTCAAATTCTTTTCATGCATCAATTGATTTAATTCATTTTCCAAATATTCTACACGTCCAGTTTTATACGCTTCTGGTTCCCAAGGCATCCATACACCTACAGGTCCCACATATACATTATGATTTGGGTCTACTTCTCTTAACAATTTACACCGTAATTCGGCTTCTTCTTGTGTTGAATAAGAACCTCTAACCTTTAATCCTCTAACACTTGTTTGGAAATTATTTTGTTTATTAAATTGGTCGTCTAATTCATTTTCATTATTATCCAAAAAGGTTTTATATGAATCATAAATATCTGTAGTTTTCAAATCTTCTTTTTCACTTTTCACAAATTCTTGCATATCCGACATTAGTGTTTCAAAATTAAGATTGTATTTATAAGACAAAAAGTTTAAGAATTGAGAAAATTTCTCCATAGATTTAGAAAAATCATATCCCTTTAAAAATTCTTCAAACATAAACAAATTCCGTTGTTTTAATACAGTTTCAGGACTAACAAATGATACACAAACAAATTTTTGTCCTGAAATTGCTTTATCTTCTTCTAAAAGGTCTACATAGTTTGGATTTACAGTTCCGTCTGATTTTTTTTGATGCTCATAAGCATATTCTGCCATTTTATAATATAATATATCATTATTGTTTAAGTTTTTTTTTATTTATTTATTATATAATATGTTTGATAAATTAAGTCAAGTTTTTGATTTAGGAGAACTTTTACGTCGTGTTGTAAAATATTTGGTTGAAGGTTTAATGGTTGCTATTGCTGCTTACGCTATTCCAAAGCGTTCATTAAATTTAGATGAAGTTTTATTGATATCACTGACTGCTGCCGCTACATTCTCAGTATTGGATACATATGTCCCATCCATGGGAGTATCTGCTCGTTCTGGTGCTGGATTCGGTATCGGTGCTAACTTAGTTGGTTTCCCTCGCATGGGAATGTAAATAAACACATGTATAATAAAATTTATTATAATTTATTATTATTTTTATAATTCATTCAATATAAAAATTATAATGTTGGTATAAATTCCCAATTTAATTCTTTACATATTTTTTTCCAAATTTCATCTTGCTCTATTCTTTTTACTGGATCTTTTAACATTGGAAAATAAGGTAAAAAACTATGTTCATCAAGTAATTCACACATTTTATATAAAACATAATAATAATTTAAAAAATTTACACGACTATCAGGACAATGTTTGCTATATGGTTTTTGAATTTCCATAAATAAATTACATAATTTATCTTCTAATTCTG